GTTTGCTCTTCATTGATGCGCCTGTAAAGAGTAGACATTCTGTCACGAAATTCTTCTTTTGTTGTTATTTCAGCCATTAGCCAAGTCCTTTAATTACGCTGTCAAAAATGTTTGTAAGACTTAATGCACCCATTGCTTGAGCCTCTTCGGGTGCAGCGCCCATCACAGCCTCTTCAGCAGCAACAGAAGCAGTAGGTGCAGTAGCACCGCCACCGCCTTCAACCATTTCTTTTTGGTTGTAAGACTTAATAAATTTTTCAACTTCGGAATCAGACAACTGACGACCAAGTACGGTCCCAGCAGCATTTTTAAACACAGCCCGCAAATCTTCTTTAGCGGTAGTACGAATACGATTACCACCATTGGAAACAGTTGGCAACTCTTTAGCCATCATGGTTGCAGCAACATCAATTGTGTATCCACGCCAGTTAGCCCAATCAAGAGCGTCTTGCATAACAGACAAATCTTTAGAGGCAAACCCAGAAGGAGATGGTTTAGACCCACCGTACAATCCAACTTGGTACAAACGGTCAAGAAAGTTTTTGCGTTCAGCCACAGATTTAAATTGAGCAAGTTGGGCATATGCTTCATTGCCGTATTGCCCACGAGCAATAACACCATTCTTATCTACAAGACCCTGACCTACATAACCTTGTGGGGTGTAATCGGTTTGCGCCACGGTAAAACCTGGGGCGGCGCTAGTTGCTTTACGGGGTTCAAGTTTTTGTGTTGGCAATAAAGCATTACCACCACCACCCATGCTTACAGCAGGGGCAACCGTTGATGGTTTTACTGCATTTGGGTCTGTTGTATTTTCTGCCATATTATTGTTCTACCTCGTAAGAAAGAAGTCTGTCATAGATTCTAGCGAACTCTGGGGTTTCTATAGCAAGAGTACGACCCCATTGCGCAACCCACTCACGGAGAGGGGCAGCAGCGTTGGCAGCGTTGAACCCACCTTCAGCACCACCAGCGTTTACATACTGGGCGACAGCCTCGTCACGATACTTAAGATAAGTCTTTGTTGCGGTAGCAGTGTCGTTGTCGTCCAATGATTTGTTAGTCAACATTTCTTTTAATTGGGCAATCTTGCCTGGGAACTCGCCAGGGTTGAACTGTGCCACGGCAGGGAAGCCAGGGTATTCTTTGTTGAGTTGGATACGCCAAGAACGCAACCAAGCAGACTGCTCAGAGGATGGGTTAGGTGGGAGTTGTTTGCGTAGTTCACGGAACTGGGCAGAAGCCGCTTTGTATTGGGCGGCAGCCACCATTTCTTTGTCGGTTAATCTACGGCGTTGACCCTTTTTGAGTTGTCGTGCCCATACTTCAAAGGAGAAGTCGTCTCCGCCTTCAGCCATAAAACCAGCAACATCTGGATAGGATTTTATAAGACCACCGTTACGGCGTTCCCAGTCGCCAAATTGTTCGGATGCTTCTAAGCCTCCAGATACAGATTCGGTTTTGTTTGATAGGTAGAGCAGGGCATCGTTGCCGTAGATTTCAAGGAACCTTTTAACGGATGTGTCGTAGTTCTCTGACTGCAACTTTTGGAACTCTTTAACCAATTGGGTTGCGTAAACATCACCAACTTTTGTGCTGACGGTGAACTCTGCTGATGGGCTGGTAGGTCCAACGAACTGTCCGAGTGTACGCAAGCCTGCAATGATGCGGGCTTTGTTGCGGGCATCGGCAAACATCCTGGTTTTTTCTGCTTCATCGGTAAGGTCATATTCGCCAGTGGTTGACAACACACGAATTGTTTCCATATATGTATTACCATAGATGGTTTCAAGGTTCATGGTGTCACCACGAGCAACTTGTTCTAACTGGGAAATCCACTTAGGGGCAAGAGGGACACCTTGAGTTCTGCCGTAAGGCAGAAGCATGCTAACTATCCAGTCAGTCTTTGGGGTGTCTGGAATAATTTCTGATGCTGCTGCTTGCAACACTGGACCAATGCCAGGATTGAAGTTGAAACCAAGAGATAACCCCTTGACTGGTGCCTGTAGTGGGGCTGCAACACCAGTAAGAAGTTGAGTGAGCGAACCTGAACCTGGGAAGTTGAAACTGTATGTGCCAGTAGTCGGGTCTTGGTAGAAGAAACCTTGTCCTTCTTGACCGCCGACAATTCCCATGTCTGCTTTGCGCCCGCCTTCAAACATGAGTTGTGCACGACGGATGCGGGTTGGGTCTTCAACGGCGATACGGGCGTATGAACCAAGAACTTCTGTCCATGCTGTACCAAATGGGACAACGATGCGTAAAACATCTTGAAGGTTGTTGCGCTCAGTTGCGTTAAACAATGTTTCTTTTGTTGACTTAAGTGCTACAGCCTTGGCGTAGTTGTCTAGTTCTTCAAGTGTGCCAGTTGCGTCAGAAGACGATGCTGCTATTTCTTTAAGTTTCTTAATGGTTTCTTTATCGCCAACATAGTTATCTGCCCTGATACCAAGTTCAGAAACCATCTCGTCAATGCGGTTAAGAAGTTTCTGTGCTTCGGCGGGTGCAAGTAGTTCAGCACTGCTTGCTACTTCACGATAGTAAAACTGGCGGAACACTGGAGAGCGTTCAAGTTTTTGTGTGACGGTTCCAAACAAGTCTTTAAAGATTTTATCTGTGAAATGGTTCTTAACATCAATTGCTTTTTTAGCAAGTGGGTCTGCACCCTGTGCGGTTCCACGCTCTGCTCGTTTAACAACTTCAGCAAGTTTTCCTTCAACACCTTTTTGGTCAATTAAAGTACGAAGACGGGACGAACCTAAACCGCTATCAAGAAATGCTGAACCAGGGTGTACTTCCTGGACAGTAAGCGCAGTGCCTTTCTTTGCAAGTACAACACCTTCCCTAGCACCGCCTTCAAGTTTAATAATAGAACCAATTTCTCCTTCGCCCAACAAGAAGTTATTTTTAGAGATGTCACGAATGTCTATTTGTTCGGGACGAATGGCAGTAAAAGTTCCATCAATGTCTGGCATTGTTAAAGGCACTCTGTTATGGGCTGCAACAATACGAAGTTCATTGTCTCCACGGACAACAGTATTTATTTTTGTTGATGAAAGTTTCTGTACCCATGCAGCCATAGTTTCATCGGTAATAGATTCAGCAGGAAACCTTACATAACCGTAATCACCAGTTTTAGGGTCAACTACTTTTATACCTTGACTAAAGTATTCAACAAGTTTCTTGCGTTCCTTGGCTGCACTTGGAGACTTAAGCCAGTCGGTTATTGCTAATAAAGAATCCGCTTCGGTTTCTCCAGAGGCAATGAGTTTAGAAATTTTGCTGTTAATGGGGTCGGTGTGAAGCAAGCGTAAGTTGTCTACATAGCCAGTTGTGTGCGCCATAGCGTCAGCGGAGCGACTTATTGCCGACCAGTTACCATTAAGAAGGTTTCTTTCTTGGGCTGCAATAGGGTCTTTAATGTGTTGGTGGATACCAAAAGTCATTGCGTCAGCGAATTCTTTTTGTTCCTGCAACCAGTCGTCTGCATTGATTTCAAAGTCCTTGCCAAGAACATCAGCAAATCCTTTACCACGCTTAATAGACCACATGATGTAGTCACGAGGATGGTTAAAGAAACCATCAAGACCTGTCATGGCGATACGCACTTGAGCGTCAGCCATGTTACGCATTAGATACCCACCAGTTGCAAGAGACAACGGTTTCCAAATATCGTTCTGAATGAATTCTGCAAGAGTTAAAAGCCCACGCTGGTCACCAGCCTTGTTTGCTGTAGCGAACTTCATTGAACCAGCAAGGCGACGAACCTGTCGGAAGTTAGGTAATACAAACATTTCGTCTGCTAATTCTTGCAGAGCACCTGGACCTTGGAATACCAAATTGTCCCACTGGTCGGAACCGAATTCTGAAAGAACACTGTCTGGGATATCTTTGCGCATCATTTGGAAAGCACCGCCGTCAGTAACAACACCTGCTTCATCAATGGTGTATGTGCGTGCTTTAGTTAATTCTGCTTTTGATTCTTCAATTATCTTTGCAAGAACAGTTTTTGCATCTTCGCTTCTTCCCCCAGCAGATTTAAATACTGTGTCAAACGCCAAACTAAAAGCGTCATGTACTTGGTCACGGGCAAGAGACGGGTTGGTTTGTGAGTACGCCTTAACAACTTGATTCATAACATTGTCGTATTGTTCGGTGTTCTGTTTTATACCAGCACCAATCAAGTAATTAGAATATGTGCGAATTGATGTTGAACGGTCAATGCCTGTACCGCCAACAACTACTGTTGATTTAGGGATTGAAGTGAACCATCTGCTGTTGCGGATACTGCGGTATAGAGGAACTCGTTCTGTAAGGTCATCAATAGTAGAACCAAGTTCGTTAGTGGCACCAAACTTTTTAGCGATGTCACCAACGGTAGCCTTGGCAAGACTGAAGTCACGGATATCTTTTGGAATCATTAATTCTTCAGGGTTAATTTTCAGTCTTGCTGATGCTTCACCGAGTAAACCTTTTACCTTGTCAACACTGTCAGCCTGTGCAAATTTTTGTGCTATCTCAGGGCTGATGTTGTCACCAAATTCTGTGAGGATGTTCAATGTTTTAAGGTTGATATCCTTTGTTGTATCAGCGCCGATAGCAGCAAGACGCTCTGTAAGGCGTACTGCTCGTGGGTCTTGTGTAATGAATTGACCAAACTTAGAACCATCAAACGCTGCTGTCTCTGCTTTTGTTAAACCAGCCGCACCTTGATAAGCCAACTTGCTCGCTGCCGACAATGCTTCTTCTCCAGCAAGAGCAGGGATAAGAGCCTTCTTTGTTTTTGCTGCCTTAAGTAAAGGACCACCATATGTTGTTGGGTCTGTACCAATGTTAAATGCTGCATCAACAAAACCAGATAGCAAACTGTATGGTTTAGAACCTGGTTTAAATGCCATTTGTGCAGCACCACGACCAACAGTCCAAGCATGACCGTTGATTGTCCCACGAAACTCACGGGCTTTTTGAGCCTGGTTCTTCATTGCGTCTTCGCCTATAAGGAAACCATTACCATTATCAATTGGTTTTTTAGTGATGGTTCCATCTGGATTAGTGACATCCATGGTTGCACCTTGAGATGCAGCAAGCATTGTTCCTAATTGGGTAGACCTAAAGAATCCATCCATACCAGCAGGGTCATTAGGAGAGAACGCTTCGGCAGCAAGGTTTTGTGCTACATCAGGTACAGCCTGCAACGCAGCAAATGACCAGCGTGAAACTGTTTTAAAGTTGTCCATAACATTGGACTGAAACCAAGATTTGTTTTTCTTTTTATTCGGGTCATTTGTAGTCAATGATTGTTTAGCGGCAGCAGGTGTAATAGCAGAAATGGCTGCGTCAGATGTTCCCTGTTTAGCCATAGCAAGAATAATGTTTGCTGGTATATACGGAGACTTCTTATATATCTCAGCAATGCGTTTAGCGACTACAGGGTCAGCAGATGTAGCAGTTTGTGATACTTGGTCTTTATTGAATACTGAGTTGGCTACTAATTGTTCTTCGTAAAGTGGGTCAAAAGGCGACAATGCCATGTTTAGTATCCCTCTCGCACATACGAATCAAGCATGTCTGCGAGGTCATCAGATGGGAAAGCCTGGTATAAACCACGCAGTTCATTCAATACAGGGTCGGCAGCAACAGGAACAACAAACTCTTTGCCAGGTGTAGGACCTGGACCGAAAGATGCACCCGCAGTTACAGGTTCGTTAGGTCGTTCTGTTGGACGGCTGAACGCACCAAGCCCACCAGGTTGTACCGCTGGTGCTTGAGGTGCTGCTGGCATTGCTGCTGATGGTGATGGAGCCATAGGAACTGCTGCTTGTGATGCAAGTTGTGCACCCGCTTGTCCGTATGGTTGTCCTTTTGCTGCGGTCTTAGCAATTTTTTTTGCTGGGTTACGCAGGTCTGACCTGTTTGGATATTCTTTTGCCATAGTTGGTTACCCTCCTAAACTATTAGCGAGACTTAAGACACCGCCAGGGCTGGATGGTTGTGCTGCTGATGCTGCACCTCCACCGAGTTGTGCAAGCATAGCGTCCATACCTTCAGGTGGTGGACCCATCGGCTGTTGTTCCATACCCATACCTGGTGCTGACAAACCTGGCATTGTTTCTGGTGCGCCAACTGGTGCTTGTGCAGCCTGTCGTTCTTGTGCTCGTTTTTGTGCAGCCATGATTGCTTGTGAAAGACTCATCTTATTTGACTGTACCTGTGTAGCAATGTATGCAAGGTCGTCTGGTTGGTATGGACCGTTAGGGTCTGCTGCTTGTGTCTGAATAGAAGACAACAATGCTGCTTCAATACCTTCAGCAACGAGACGGTCCTTCTCTAGTTCTGGGTCCGAGATAAGAGGGTCTGCTTCACGGGCTGATTCTTTAGACATAAGTCCTGTACCAAGACGCTGACCAAGACCAACAATAAGGTTGTTTACATCTGAACCAGCGGCAGAGTATGCAACATAATGGAAGTCTGTTTCCCATAGTTTGTTCGGTGTGTAATCTTTGATTCCACCACCCATACCTGGCATGAAGAATGACTTAGCGTTAGCACCCCAATAGGCTTTTTCAATAGCAATGGCTATCTTGTCTTCTTCAATCATGGATGATGCAAAGATTTCTTGTGCTTCTTGTACTCGGAAGTCTACGGTTGCTGCCAATACACTGTCACCACGGCGACCTGTGCGGATGTTTGTTCCTGATTCTCCACCGAACTCTGCTGGGATTGCACCTTCAAGACGCTCTTGACGCTCTAAACGGTCTAGTGCTGTGTCTGTTTTGTAGCCAGGATTGGACTGTTGTAACTGGATATCTCCACCTTTGACAACACCTAACTGTCCTGTTTTGCCGTCAGCGATTTGGATAATCTCTGGGTTTTCGCCTGGTCGTGCTACAAGGTATTCATCTGGGAAGATGCCACGCTCAATAGCAATTTCAGTGAGGGCTTGCAATCTTGCACGGGTGTAGTACATACCAAGTAGACCATCAAACTGTCCGTGTGGTTTGTCAAGTGTGATGCGTTGCGGGACAATAACGAGTGGCATACCTGTGCGGTTGCTGACACGGGATAGTTCTACCGATGGGGAACCAAAGTATGCGCTACCACTGATAGGGTCACGCTCTTTTTCGTAGCCCATAACAAGGGTAACTACTTCGTTTGCGCATACATATTCCAACACGGTGAACATATCGTCTGGTTGTGGTTGCCCTACACGCAGTGTGCCGTTAATCATTGGACCAAAGTTTTGGGTTAGCCATGCGTATGTACGGCTATAAGAGAAAATAACATTGTCTGGGACTGGGTTGTCAATGTCTGCAACTGGTGCAGGGAAGGTATCAAGTGGGTTGCGTAACTGCCACTCTGGGATTCGCTTATCAAAGTTAGGTTTGATGTAGATAGGTGAGTTGCTGTATGCAAGAAGGTGGCGGGCACGGCGACGCATCTTCATGTTCATACGGTTCTGGTCCCAGATAGAAAGCATTGCACGCTTACGGTCACGGGCTAACTGCATTGAACGGTCTGAACCTTCACGCAAAGCAGGGAAGTAAGGCACTGGCATGGTGCTTGATACACGCATAGACATCTGGTCAAGACCTTGTACCAGTAGGTTCGCTACAGAAGATTTAGTGTTGCGGTCTAATTCGTTTAGTGGAACAACCACATCGCCGTTAGCGAGTTGGCGTACTTGACGCATTTGGCTGAGAACAGGACCTTGGGCAGTAACACGCTGGCGGTAGAGGTCAACTATTTCTTCAACTGATTTCATGCGTGACCTTTAGTGTGACTCAAACAATGCAACGATAACATATTAGCCTTACTTAAGCCAGGATGGTCGCCATTGGCGGGGTGGTGGTTTGGATTCGGTGAGGTTCGGCAAGTTGAGTAGTGCCATCCATAGTGCCATAACAATGTCGGTGCCATGTTTCTTATCTCGTGACCATTTAGTTAACTCGTCTGTAGCGGCAAGGGTCTTCCAGTTGCCCTTCATAGACGGTAGGCGTAGTGCGCCTGACCTGATAACTGCTGGCAGCAGTGCTTCAACACCCAGTGATTCGTCTAGTTTGTTTCGGCTAGTGGTGTGTGGTATCACATTGACTCGGTGCAGGGCTTGCCATTTGCGTACAAAGTCGTGAGCCAGAAGGAACCGTTGGGCTGCGTTAATTTCAACCACCCAGTGTGAGATGGGGTAGCCCATTTGGTATGAGCGTTCCTGCATCCTGTCCATCAGCCCTGAGTATTCACCTGTCATGGTGTCGTATCCAAGGACTTCTTCGGCGGATAGTTTGACTCGTTCAATATCTACAACATGGTAAAGATTTGTATTTGGCTGGTAAATAATCCAGACAAACGCCCAGAACATAGTAGGTGAGGGGTCTACAGCGACGATAGATACCCACGGGTGGGCTAAACCTTCAGGGATATACCCTGGTTGTCGGTCACCATCTATACAACCTGGGTAGTCCACCCCATCTAGCCCCATGCCACCTGTTATCCAGGTGCGTTGTACCAGTTTAGAATCCAAGTCCAGGTCTTCTTGTTGATATACAACTTTGAATACATCTGGTTTGTTGTATTTAATGAAAGATAGGTCTTTCCATGGGAGACGCTTGGGGTCTAGTAGCGGTCCGTCTGGATACGGTAAAGATTTGAAAGAACGAGATTCTTTACCCGTGTCAAGTTCTTCATAATACGCTTGATAGACAATATGTCGGTACTTTTTTTGCCGTACTGGTACACCTTCAGATACATCTTCAGGGGTATGGACATCTGCCCCATCGTAATTGATGTCTTCTTCAATATCGTATGTTTCTTTGGCAAGACAATGAGCGTAAAGGTCCCCCGAACCGAGTCTCTGCCCGACAACTGCCAGCAACCCGCCTGGGTCGCAACGGGCTTCTGCCACTCCGTCCCATCTTTCCAAAAGTTTGTCCCTAGCCACGCTTTCTCTCGCATTGTCAGGTGAGGCAACATCGTCAAAGAGGCATAGGTCGGCTCGGTGCCCAATGAACTCTGCTTCAATTCCGTATGCACGGACAGTTGGCTCTTTGTTGTCCAGACCATTTCCGTCAAGTTGCTCCACGACGAACTCGTCGGCTCTCCAAAGCGCCCCTTTGTCCACTGGTTTGAATCGTCCATAGTCAATTGTTAAACATCCTTCTGCATCTATTGCTAATCCCTTTTGAACCATGCCTGGGTCTGGGAGAATTGGTGATACTCGTTCTAAGGTTTCACGGATACGGCGGGAATACATTTTAGCCATGTTCTGAGATACGGACCCAATCATGACTCGTACCCGTCGGTTGCGCACTATCGCCCACACAGCCACATCATGAAACAAAGTTGACTTACCTGCTCCTGGTGGAACATTGATTACTACAAATTCTTTTTCTTCGGACTCCAACAGTTTTACAAGAGTCACAGCGGCTTCAACCTGCCACGGACTTGGCACTCGCCCTAGATAACGGCGACGAAAGTAATCAAAATCTTCCAACCCTCGTAAGGCTTCCTCGGAAAGCATGTCATGAGGAATAGCAGATGGCATATCAATGGCATCCATGAAGTTCATGTGTTGTAGTTCTTGGCGACCACCAGACCCAGCACCAGTAGCGGCTTTATGCACAGCCGACTTATGCCCTGCTTCTAGTTCTTTAGCCTTCTTAACCCATCTACTACCTGTGTTGTAGTGGATACCCGCCTCAGCGCAAGCGTCTTTAATGTTTCGTCCAGCGGAAATGAGAGCAAAGAACTTAACTTTGTCTTGTACTGGAACAATTCGTTTTGTTCCCATCGGGTTTTATTCTACCACTTAACTTTGTCAGCCCAATACGCAGCAGACATTTTTCCTTTAGCAATGTTAGAAGCATGACGGTCTTTGAACGCTTTGTTGCGTGCAGACCCGTCAGGGGAACCAGACACACCTTGTTGTCCGAAACGGATTAGTTTCACTTCGCTACCGACTTTGGCTACAACAACATGAGATTTAGTTGGATGCTTAGGAGTTGCCTTTGGTTGGTTAAACCCAGACACCCCAGCCCGTTCCAGTCGTGGGTCCTTCTTTGCTGCCATTACTTTTTCTTTTTAGG